GTTTTGAGAAAGTAAGATATGCATAGTACACTAGTAAGAGGAACCGCACCAAAGAAAAACCGAACCACCATGAACTGGTGGGAATATTGGATTGGACATTGTTGGATGACAGGATGGCAAAGTATTCGTGGAGCATTCCGAATCTGGGCAGACCTTATGACTTCCAACTATACCGATTATGCTTTGCCAAGAACCGTAGAAGACCCAGAACAAGAATGTCTTGAATGGTTTTGGACATCTCTTGGTGAAGATGATACATATCCAAAAGAGTTTCTTGAACATCTAATGCAAATGGTAGATGATATTGAGACTGGAAAAGAAAAACTTATTCCATTAGATGAAGACTTTTTTAATAGATTAAAGGACCTTACTGAAGACGTGGAGTTGGACGATGAACTTAATTAAATTTAATTATAGAGAGGATTTTGGACATGATTGGTATGTACAAATTCTAAACACTGGAAGACACTTTCCAAAATTTATTAAAAACTATTCATTGATTCAGTTGTCAATCAGTTGGAATGATTCTTCTGGATGGCCTTATTTTCAAATTTGTTTTGGTTCTAATGGTTTTTTTAGCATTCTATTTTGGGTGCATAAATTTGGATTTGATCTTGATATACTATCACGCACTTGGAATTTTGAATGTTTGGAGAAATTGGATGAAGAATTTACCAGATAAACTACAACTGGATATAATGTGGACTGTTGCCACATCAACCAGTATTGAAACTGGCACAAGACCCCATTACGGGTTTGCCGACCTGCTGTATGATTACCTCACAGACAACCTCAAAAACAAATACGGAGTTGAACTTTACGATGGACCTCAAAGAGAAGAAGGCACTACTCAAGAAACTTGAGACTGCTTACAATACTTGTTTTGATTGTGGGAAGAAGTATGGAGTATATTCTGTAGGATGCTCCTCTGTTTATGAAGCAAAATGTGGTGTATGTGGTGAAACCAAACCTATCACTGAAACCCGTGACTTTGCTTACTTTGTTACTGGTATTCGCAAACTGAAACTGGAGATTCAAAATGAGAAGAGTAACAGTCAGACCCAAAAGCAAGAAGGCTAAAAACCGCCTTGCGAATATGATGGACAACAATCCTATCTGCATTGTAGAGCAGGACAAAGGTGATGGTATGATGTTTCTTGCATCAGAGAACCAGAAATACTTTTTCTGGGTGAATATTAACGATTTTTGGGAATGTGATTGGGAGGTTATTTAATGTCTACTACTGCATCGCGGGATACTACCACTGGCACAACATATGAAAAAGAAATTGAAAGTTTATTGGAGCAATACACTAGTCATGAATTTCAATCACAAGTTAATGTTGGTCTGAAGCGTAATGGTGGCAAGCATTATGTAGATATACTCCTTAATGGAGATATATTGTTGAGTCTCAAGTATCAACGTGTTCAAGGAACTGCTGAAGAAAAGGTTCCTTTTGAAATTATGAAATTGCATCACACTTGTGTTGATTATGGATATGACTCTGCTATTCTTGTTCTTGCTGGTCCCGATAAAGCTTGGAAGTGGAAGGATTATTATTTGGGTGAACAGTTTCAAAGTGATATGAAGAAGATTTACCCAACTGTACGCATTATTTCACACGAACAATTTGTTGAGGAATTTCTCTGTGACTAATAAACCATTTTTAAAATGGGCAGGTAGCAAGTATCGTGTTCTGCCTCATATCTTGCCGTTGATTGGTTCTCCCAAACAATACATTGAACCATTCTCTGGTTCAATGGCAGTTGCACTTAACGTAGCATCTGATTGTATGGTGTTGAATGATTTTAATAGTGATTTGATTTCTCTTTATCGTTATGTAATGAATGACGAAGAGTTTGTTGATGATTGTGAGAAAGTGTGTGCTGATAGCAATAACCAAGAAGTTTTTTATCAGTATCGTGATATTTTCAATACAACCTCAGATTCTCGTCATAAAGCGATTTTATTCATCTATTTGAATCGTCATTGTTTTAATGGGTTGACTCGTTATAACAAAAAGGGACAGTTCAATGTTCCTTTTGGTAAGTATAGTTCTCCATACTTCCCCCGTAAAGAAATGGAAAACTTCAAAGAAGTATTCAAGCAAAATCAATCTGTTCGTATGACTGCATATGACTTTGCTGCAGATGAATTGTATCAAAATATAGATTCCAACACAGTGGTCTATTTTGATCCACCATATCTGCCTATTAATGATACTGCATACTTCACTGATTATGCATCATGTGGTTTTAATTATGCTGATCAAGTTCGTTTGCGTGATTTAGTTCTAAATCTTGCTAATCGTGGTGCTCGTGTTATTGTTAGCAATCATGACACTCCAGCAGCACGGGAATTATATTCCTCAGCATCTCTAACGACTATTGATGTTTCTAGAACAATTGCTGCAAACAAAAACTCAAGAGAAAAAGTTAAGGAATTGCTTGCTGTCTGGAACAGTTGATAAACTGTCCACTGGTGCCACATCAATTAAATTTATGGTTTATAATAACTTCGGTCCAAACACATGTTTGACTGAATTTATGCTCTCTACTATCGAGGAAAATTGTTAATGAAAACTTCTACTGCTCTTGGTGTTGCTTTTGGTGTAATTGTCCTTGCTGTTGCGGGACTATTCTTTGAAGCATGGTTGCTTGGATTGATTCTGTCTTGGTTTGGTGTATCCTTGTCCTTCTGGCAGAACTTTGCTATCATCTTCCTTGCTAATCTTATTTTTAAATCTAACGTTTCTACAAAATGACTAATCGTAATTCTGGTTCTATTGACCCCGCTGTTGCTTGGATTGTGCTTGGTGTGGGTGTGTTTGCTGCCATCGTATTCATCGGGGGTCCTCAATACAACGTGTGGCAACAATCGCTAGCTGGTAAAGCAGAACTCCAGAAGGCAGAATACACTCGTCAGGTAGCAGTTCTTGAGGCACAAGCAAAGAAAGATAGTGCCCAACAACTTGCTGAGGCAGAGGTTATTCGTGCTGGTGGTGTTGCTAAAGCAAACCAAATCATCGGTGATTCGCTGAAAGACAACCGTGAGTATCTTCAGTATCTGTATATCACTGGATTGGAAGAAGGTTCTAACAAAGGTAACGTAACTGTTTATGTGCCAACTGAAGGTGGTATGCCTGTTCCTACTCTTCAAATGAACAAATGATGAAACCTAAGTTCCGTGTTATCTTGGAACAGGCAATTGATGAAGGTGTTCGTTACGGTTATCGTCACGCACACAAACATGTAGAAAATCCAACTGAAGAATCAATCTGTGAACATATTGAGGAGCAGGTTATGTCTTCAATCTATGAATACTTTGACTTTGATGAAACCACTACCTGATAAGAAAGAACTGGATATAATGTGGACTGTTGCCACATCAACCAGTATTGAAACTGGCACAAGACCCCAGTACGGGTTCGCCCAGATGCTGTATGATTACATCACAGACAAAAAACCTCTTGTTGAACTCAATTATGACCTACAAAGCAACCCTGAAAGTTCAGTTTGATTCTGAATGGACTTCCACCAATTACAGTAGTGGTTTTGATGATACAGTGCTCCCCGAAGAGCATTATACTTTTCAGGTTCCTGCCGAAGACCTTAACATTTATCAACTGTTTCGCTTCTTCGCAACTGTTGCCCGTGCAATGGGTCACAGTGAAATCAACATTATGAAAGGTGGTTGTGGTCTTGCATTTGGTGAAGAGAGAAGTCAAGAAGATATGCGTAAGGTTGCCGATGAGTTTGAACTGACTTTGGGTGAGGACTTGAAGAAGAAGTTTGATGATATGCGAGAAGCAGAAGCAGAGTGGGCACGACTTAAAAAAGGCCCTATGGGAACTGTCCTGACTGATGAGAAAGATCAATGCGTCGAGTAACAGTCAAACCCAAAAGCAGCAAAGCGAAGAATCGTCTTGCTAATACTATGGACAACAATCCTGTTTGTATTGTAGAGCAGGATACTGGCGGTGAATTGTTTCTTGCTTCCGAAAATCGTAAATACTTTTTCTGGGTTAGCACTCGTATTGGTGTTAATCGTTTCGGTGACAAATCTGACGCACATTGGGAGGTTGTTGAATGAGTTTTTCTAAGACTGTTTCTGTTTTTGCTGCACTTGCAAGTATTTTTGCTGCTGGTGCTACTGGTTGGAAACTAGCAGATTCTCAAAAAGAAGTTCCTTTGAGTCCATTAGATCAAAAGGTTATGGAACTGGAGAAGAAACTTAAAGAAGTACAAGAACCACAAGTTGCTCCACCACCAATTAATCTTCCAGCACCTATCGTTCAACCAACATCACTTCCCGCTCCAACACCACCTCCTCCCGTTCCCGAAAATGCCACTCCTTGACACTCTTGAATACTTCATTGATGATACTCAAGCATATCTTTCTGATATTGAATGGGAAATCCGTGAAGAAACCAACTATGATGATGAAGGACATCAAGAACGAATGGATGACTTCTGTGAGCAGTATGATGAACACAAAGCACGATTAGAAGATCTCAAAACTATCAAATCTATTATTGAAGCACAACAATGACTTACGACGAACTCTATGGTTACATCGTCAAGTATGTTGCCGATCCGCATACTACCATCACAGAGCACGATCATCGTCGCACCTGCTTGATTCTTAGTGCATTCATGGAGTTTATTCTTGACTGCCAAGAAGAAGGTGTGGATGCGAATACCATTGATATCACTGATTTTATTCACGAAAAACTTGACATTCTGGAGGGTAAGAAATGAGCGGCGGGCACTTTGGAGATTGTGGTTACGATTACTACAAGGTGGGACAATTTGCTGATGAGTTGGAAGAAGAAATTCTCAACAACGGTAAGGAGAGAAATGAGGACCGAACTTATGGTTATGAGTGGTATCCTAACCACGAACCAGAAGTGATTGAGTATCTGAAAGAACAACTGCCAAAGATGCGTAAGATGTCAGAGATTATGAGGCATATTGATTATCTTTATAGTGGTGATCACGGTGATGATACTTTTATGGAACGGGTTCAGGAAGTAGAGGAGAAATACAAGGACACTTGAAGAACTGGTACAAGGGCATCTCCATAGGTGCCCTTTTTGCCGTATAATGACTTCATACACAACAAACCGATGACCCCTATCAACAAACAACACTGGGATGATCTTTATGCTCGTCTACATGATGCTTATGTGGAGTGTATGAAGCACAATAATCCCACATATGAACAGAAGATTGCCATGGTCTTAGACCACATGATTAAAAACAAAAAGTATTTGTATATTCGATGATCAGAGCAATCCTAAATCAGTTCCCTGCTCGCTATGGAACTTATTTTGCTGAAGGTAACAAAATCCGCCGAACATTCTCAAATGGATTTAGTTACATTGTAGAGGAATGTAACTCACCAGAAGAAGCACAACGCATCGTAAGTGACCTCAACTATCTTACAGGTAAATGACTGACGCACAAAAGATTGATGCACTCGTTGATCTTCTTGGTGAGGTGATGCACACTCTGGATATGAAACAATACCATATTGATGATCCAACTGAATCTCATCAATGTGAGGTTGAAGCAGATGCCTACCATCAACAAATGCTCTCTATTCTTCATTCCAATGACTAAAACCTATCCCTACCTCAAATACATTCCACATTTTGTTGCAATTCGGTTGATTGTGCTTGGTCCGTTTGCGATTGCACAAGCAACGGCAGAGTTTATTTCCAACTCTCTGGATAAAGTATGTCATAAGATTGATAAATTTCTCCCATCACCTTATATTGAAAAGCAAGTAGAATGGGATCAGTTGCCCAAACGAAATCAAGAGGCGATTGAACAACTTGCAAAAGCACGGGACACTACCAAAGAACGAATTCTCATTCAAACTGTGAAACCATGACTAAATCATTACCACAAAAAACACACGCAGAGACGCTAATCAAGGTCACAGAAGAATACACTCTACGACCCAAAACAGGTGATCGTGCTCGTGTATGTATTGCTACTCTTCAGTATCTGCTGGATAACCTTGCTTATGAGCACGAAAGTTGTGATGAGGAGGACTGTGGTTATTCTGGAACTTATGTAGATGCTGACGACATCAACCATCTCATTTACCAACTGCAAAAACTGAAATGAACTACCTCTGCCTTGTTGATGGTGTCGTAGAATACGGCAGCACAGACCTCAACGACTTCAACCATTATCGTATGGTGTATTACGAAGACCACAAAGATGCTAAAAATGTAGAGTATCTTGTGCTGACTGCTGAAGCATACGACGAAATGTTCCCTTGTGAGGATGAAGAATGACTAAAATCCAACTCAAAGCAATCACAGTTACATACACCAGAACTCTCACAGTTGCTCCCACAACTGAAATGTTTGAAGACTGGGAGGATTATCCAGACCAAGAAGGATTTGAGAGTTTAGTGCTTAATGAATTGTTTGATAAAATCCATTATGAGATGGGAGGACCTGCAAATCCTATGCCTTATACTAATGTAGAACAGTTTGAAACTGTTGAGATTGACTGGGAGGGTGATGAAGAGGAGGAGGATGAAGAATGATTGAAGCAATTGAAGTCGCACTTTATCATGGAAACATTCTCTGTGCCTTTTCTACCCGTGATGAGTGTAAAACCTTCATCAAAGAAAAACACCCTGATATTGACCCATTTGATATTCAACTAAAAACTCAATACATTAGTGATTACAAACCTTCTGGATACTTTGACCGATGACTAAACCTTATCTTTTGATTGTTGGGGACAACTATTACCCTTCTGCTTATACTGGTGATTGGGTTGC